AGAAAGAGTATCTCAATATAAAATAGGAAAGTTGCTTTCTTCTAATTTAACATCTCCTAACGCTTCTTATCCAGCTTATGTAGTTGGTCCAGCACCTATTACTACTCCTATTAGCCCTACTGCTAACACAGTCCAGGTTTACCCACAAAGCATTACTACAGATGTTTTATTGACATACGTAAGATATCCTCAAACTCCAGCATGGACATATACCACTATCGGTGCAGATGGTGATCCAGTATTTGACCCTACTAGTGCATCTTACCAAGATTTTGAATTGCCACTTTCAGATGCAATAGATATTACTATTAAGATATGCGAATACGCAGGAATAAGTATTAGAGAGCAAGCGGTAGTTAACTTTGAAAAAAGCGAAGAAATCCTACAAATTAAAACCGAATCTTAATGGCTTATATAACTGACAGAAAATATTATACTAATGACGATGTTGTTCCTAAGAATTCAAACTGGGGAGATTATCAGTACGTATCACTAGCCGATGTAGTGAACAACTTTGAGTTAATGTATTCAGGAGATGATAAATTAGTCAGTAATGTCACTAGGTATAATATATTATTTCACGCTAAAAGAGGCATACAAGAAATAAACTACGATGCTTTAAAAAACATAAAAATATTAGAGCTACAAGTTACTGATGACTTAAAATATATACTTCCTTCTGATTACGTTAATTATGTAAGAATATCTCTTTATGAAAATGGAGTTTTACGTCCTTTAATTGAAAACTTTCAAACTAATTTTTCTTCAGCTTACTTGCAAGATCATACCGCTGAGATATTATTTGACATAAATGGTAACGCTTTAAGACCAGAAAACTCTACTATAGATTTACAAAGAATAAAAGGAACTAGACCTACATTGTATTTAAACATTGGGCACCCATATCATAATAAAGAAGGTTATTGTTGTGATGGAGAATGGTACTTTGGTTTTTCTATGGGAGGTCAGTATGGTTTAAATACAGAACTAGCTAATCAAAATCCTAATTTCAGAATAGACAAGGCAGGTGGAGTAATTAACTTTAGCTCTGAAATGGGCAATAGACTTGTTGTTTTAGAATACATATCAGATGGTATGGAAAATGGAGATGATAATCAAATAGTTATTAATAAACTAGCTGAAGATTACTTATATGCTTATATTAGATGGGCGATTTTAGAGAACAAGTTAAATATTCAAGAGTACATTATAACAAGAGCTCGAAAAGAAAAAACTGCTAAACTTAGAAACGCCAAAATTAGATTAAGCAACTTACACCCTGGAAGACTTTTGATGCCTTTAAGAGGAAGAGATAAATGGATTAAATGAAATTAACAAGAACATTCACCAAGGGGATAATGAACAAGGACCTCGATGAGCGTCTTATACCTCCTGGACAATACCGAGATGGCCAAAATATAGGCGTATCAACATCTGAAGATTCTAATGTAGGTTCCATTGAAAACATGTTGGGGAATACTCAGGTTGGAGGTGACTTAAGTTATTTAAGTTCTGCTGCTAAATCCATAGGGGCCATTGCTAATCCTGCTTCTGAAGAATTTTATTGGTTTGTTAAAGACACTAACTTTGATTACATACTTAGGTATAATGAACCTGCAAACTCAACGGCTATAATCCTTAAAGATACTGCTGGAAGAGTTTTAAAGTTTGATTCTGAATACGTAATAACCGGGGTAAATATAATTGGAGACCTACTTTTTTGGACAGACAATTTGAACCCTCCTAGAAGGTTAAACATACTTAAGTATTATGCTGTTAACTCATTTACCGAAGATGACATATCTGTTATTGTTAAACCACCTTTAAACCCCCCTTCGCTATTACTTGAAAACACAACAGGTGTATTGGTACCCTCAACATCAGATAATGAAGTAAATAATATTAGTGAAAAGTATATAAGATTTGCTTATAGGTGGAGATACGAAAACAATGAGTATAGTTCTTTGTCACCTTTTTCAGCAACGGCATTTTCGCCTACCGTTTTTGGTATTGATTATAATGCAGGAGTATTTACTTCTATGCAAAACGGATTTAACCAGGTTAAAGTAACTATTGAAACAGGGGATACCCAAGTCACAGACGTTCAGTTTTTGTTTTTTGATGAGTTTACCGGTTCGGTTTATGTAGTTGAAACTTTTGATAAAGCAGCAAATTTATGGTCAGATAATTCTTCTGTAGATGTAACATTTAATAATAACAAAATATATTCTATACTTAGCGCTGATGAAGTAACTAGACTGTTTGACAATGTTCCAAGAAAAGCACAATCTCAAGAAATAATTGGAAGCAGATTAGTTTATGGAAATTACACTCAGGGATACAATATACATGACTCTTTAGGTGATAATATAGCAATTGACTTTAACTTACTTTTAGGAAGTGTAACGAATCAAATTTCTAATAAAGGAGTTCCTAGTTTTAAAAGTGACCGAGATTATGAGGCTGGTATAGTTTACTTAGATGATTATGGAAGAATGTCAACCGTTTTAACCCCTAATGTTTCTAATCCAAATGGAAATAATCAATCTAATACCGCTTATATATCTAGTGTTAATTCCAATACCATAAATGATTTAAGAGTTTACATAAACCATAGACCACCTCCGTTTGCTAGTAAATACAGAATATACCTTAAACAATCTAGACTAAACAATTACTCTACTATATTTCCATTAATTTCTTACAGGTCCGGCAATAATTATTATTTCTATATAACTAGATCCGATGTAAATAAGGTGGAAGTTGACAGTTTTATTTACATGAAGAGCGCTAATGGTATAGCTACTAATTCAAATAGACAATATAAAGTATTAGAAGTAGAAGTGAAGGAAGAAAATTTTCTTGGAGGTGGTGAAATTGAAGGGTTATATTTTAAGATATCTGATAATAAGGGGACAATAGACGTTAATTTATTTGATGTAGAGTTTACAGCAAAAGGAGGCCCTGAAAGAATTAACGGATCTCAAGGCGGATCAAGTGACTACTTAGTAGTAGGTTATTATTTTGGAGCTCCTGGAGGTATGCCTAATGGAGGTCCATCTGAGGTGGTTGGACAAATTGATTACCCTTGTTTCTACGGAGCTTCCACGTCTAACACAAGATTAGAAATAAAACAAATCACACAAACTATAGTAACTGGAAGTCCATTAAGATATCACACTAGATATCACACTAATGCTTTAAGAGACGGAAGAGTGAAAATAGAATTTACTACTAATAACACTTTTAAGGTTTCAAACTTTGAAGATGGAATATATGTTTTATGGGAAGAAAATTTATCTGTTCAAACATATTCACCAACATGGACAGGCGGAAGTGGCCAGTTCTACGATATAGACAACCCTCCCCCTAGTTCATCTGCATCTAATCCTTCTGGAACACAATTTGATTTTGGGTTTAAAATTTCTCTGACTGATGGAGTTGGTTATAATCCTGGTGATTACATTATTATAAATGTTCATTCTGCTGACGGATTAAATTTATTTGGAGTATCTACTCAAGAAACTGGCATAGAAAACAGTGTATTATATAACGGCCAACAAAGAATTGACAGAGCACAAGCAATTACTTGCATAACAGCAGGAAACGGTACATCTGCGCTTCCATGTTTAACTAATCCAGGTACACAGCCTAATACAAGTACTGATCCTTTTTGGAATTTTAATTTTGCAGACAAAAGAATTAGAGCTGGCGCTTTAATAGAGATAGATATAACAGAAGTAATTTATAGAAACAATGCCCGTAATGAAGAATCAACTAGTTCAAATACTTTTTACTCTAATTCTGATTACGCAAATATAGAAGAATGGTTCTATGAAGAAGGTATATGGAACTCCATGACTCATAGAAGTGTTTTAGATAGCGATATTGAGGCATTTGGTAAAAGAATATTTTTCAAAAAAACATTAAATAATGGATTGCAAAAAAACATTCAAAATCAAAGTAGTAGTTCATTTTATCAAACTAAGTTATGGCAAACAAAAGGATCCGGGGAGCAAGGACAACCTTGGATGAATGGTCAAGGGTTATATGATGATTGGGCTTTTTTATTAACTAATTCAATGACTTCCGTTATGTTTGTAAGGTCACACCCATTTCCATCAACCGGAATAGGCACAAGTGGTCAGCTATCTGGAGGATTTGCAGGTGATGATAATGGTGGATCAGCAGTAATTAATTTAGAAACTAGGTTTAGAATTTTACAATCAGACAATGGCACTCCTAAGTTTGAAACCAAGCCTACCGAAGTAGATACTGGTATTTTTTACGAGATGCCTTATACATTTGATATTGACAAAGTAAACAATGCTCATATAGGAAATCAACAAAGTCAATATAATGGAAACCCTGCAATAGTAAGTTTAAATCAAAATTCATATAATCCTGGGGACTTCACAATTACTCAAGCACAAAACTCTGCGTTTAATTGTTTTAGTTTTAAAAATGGAATTGAAGCAACCAGAATAAAGGGGCAGTTTAATAGTCCGTTTTTAACATATAGTCCAAGAGCAAGCACAAACATAGAAGATTATAGTGAAGAACATTTACCGGCAAGTTTAACATATAGTGGTGTATTTGTAGAAAATACCAATGTTAATAACCTTAATGAATTTAATTTGTCACTAGGTAACTTTAAAGATGTAAATAAAGAATTTGGACCCATTCAAAAATTGTACTCTCGTGACACTGACTTAGTTTTATTTCAAGAAGATAAAGTGTCTAGAGTGTTATATGGTAAAAACTTACTATCTGATTCTATAGGTGGGGGGAGTGTGGCCTCTATACCACAAGTACTAGGTACTCAAATAACATATACAGGAGAATATGGAATTAGTGAAAATCCAGAAAGTTTTGCTAGTTGGGGTAACAACATGTATTTTACAGACGCAAAAAGAGGAGCTGTATTACAGTTAGGTTTAAATGGTATTTTTGAGATATCTAATTTAGGAATGAATGATTATTTTAAGGATTTATTTAGAAACAACTTAACTACACAAAAGATAGGGGCAATGGATCCTTTCAAGGAACAATATGTCTTATCTTCAAACAATACTCCTGCTCCTCCCTGTGATTTTTCTTTTTCTGCTAATTTTGTTCCTCAAATAGGTAAAAACGGATCTACAGAAACATTAGAGATAACATCTAACAAATCTTGGTCGGTAACAGCAATAGATACTGGGAGTGGGGTGAATTGGATAACTTTTAATGGTTCAAGTCCGTCTTACGGTAATTCTAGAAGTGAAATAGTTACTTTGGTTTTTCAAGCTAATACTACTACATCAAATAGGTTTTTTCAACTACAAATTTCGGGATGCGGATCATCAACAACTAATATAGACTTTACTCAATCGGGTCAGGGTGATTTGACTACAGGGGTAATAGGGGTAGGAGGTACAATTAAAGATGGTAAAGTAGCTATTTCTTCAAATGCAAATAGACAAACAGCAAGTGTAACTTATGATTTTACATCTAATACAACTGGTGCATTTGCTTTAATTGATCAACAGATGTTAGATGATGACGAAGCTTTTATTTTTGGAAGTACCACTGGAATAGAAGGTTTTGGTCGTAATCCATCTACAGGAGACGATGTGACTTTAACAGCTTCTAGATTAGGAGCAGTTGACAGGGATGCTTTTGACCCATCATTAGGTACTAAAATGTACTATTTGCTTACCAATACTGAATACTTACAGAGTCAAACTGAAGAAATAATAGCTAACCCTAGTACTGTTGAGCTAATCCCTGTATTAACAGGAGACAATTGGACTGGTACTATTACAAATTTTTCAAGAGCAGGATTTGACCACTTTTATACTTTAATAGATTACAGGGGAAAAATAACGTCTGGAGCAACATCTGAATTTGCAATTCCAATCCAAACTAATACTGCAGCAGGTAATATTACATCTAGGTTAGATTTTGGAGATAAACAAGGTAGAATTTCTTTACCATATACTCCGGTAAGTGGTTCTGGTGCAACTGGAAATATATTTAATATTAGACAGAACGGAACTATTATAGCTACTTCAGGAGACACTCCTACTACGGCATCGGGTAATTTGATTTTTACTAAAGAAGCTGAAACTGTTATTTATGATGCAGAGATAATACATTATGGTGAGGGAGAAAACATAACTGGGGAAGGTATTAATAAAATAGCTAAAATGGATATCACTAATCCTGCTCTTACGGAATTTACTTATGAAAGTACGGAATCAGTATTTGATACTACTGCTAGTAACTACGTGTGTAGAACAGCTTCTTTACCCTTGACTACTAAATATCATAATGGCGGAACAGGCTTGCCAGAAGAAGGAAATATAATATATGAAAATTCTAATGGCACAGTTAGAGCTGGTGATGGAAAGTATCACAGATACGGAAGTAACACTAGCCCTTCTCTTCCTGCTGCTCCGTTAAATTATTATATGTTAGTAGATACAGATGGAATTGAAGGGCTAGTGT